CTGACTCTGTAAATGTATAGCCTTTTGGAAACTCAGGAGTGCTGTTTGACGATCCTTGATATCCCGGTTGAGATTTGTAACTGGAATAAAACTGACTCATCTCAGCGATATTAGGCATTACATTGTGATTGACAGCATTCCACAGAGCGTAAGATGGCATGTAAAACAACTTTTGATTATCTCTGCTATCGTTTAAACCTTCTGAAGGACCAAAAAATATTGCAACTATCTCACCGATAAGAGGATATTGCTTAACAAAGCTAAACATTGGATAAGCAAAATCATTTTCATTGCTATTCTTTGTGCTTGTTACCGATGAATAAAGTCTATCAAATCTTATCTTTCCTATATCTGCTGCCGAATTGTAATCAGGATTTAGTGTCTTTGTATTATCTAAATAGGGATTCAAAACGATCTGAGTGACTCTCCCTATATAAAAAGGAGAACCGCCGCCATTTCCACGTCCAGATCCTTGTGATTGCCCTAGGCTATTTGACATTTTCTTTCTCCTTTGGGGCTTTTATAATGTTTATCTCTTGAAAAAGCTGTTCTACGTCTTTCTCTGTAAGTATCCCAAGATCTTCAGAGTCGTCTTTTTTGGAGCTTTCTGCAGCTTTCTGGAACACATTCACAAGCTTCAATATAGTCTCATCATTCTTTAAGCTAGAATCCATGAGACCTTTCAACATAGGAATGATCACTACTGCGTCTCCAGGATTAGATATCATCCCCGCTAGCCTAGTGATCTCGGTTTTTAGTTTTTGGTCTTGATCTTTGTGATTATCGTATACCTCTTTGACAAGATCTTCAAGCTTTTTGCCCTCAAACACTGTCTGACTCAAATCTAAAGCCATAGTTCTTTTCTATATAAATATTAGTAATCCTCGTTTTCTATTTTTCTGTTGAGTATTCCTTTATAGATGACTTTCATTCGGTTTATCACATGGGTTATAGCTGTAGATTTTACGTTCGCTATCTCCTTTACGTAGATGTAGAGCACTTTTTTGTTTGAGATGTCTATCGTATCTGACCTTCTCAAGATCTCAACTATAGCATCTGCTGCTTTTATCTCATCTTCTTTCTCAAACATATTGAACATGTTGAGTTCTATGTGCTGGATGAGCTCGTCTATCACCTCAAGCCTGTTAAGTTCACCGTTTCCAGGCGTCATTACTAGACTATCAACTGTCATTTCATCGTTGTCTACATTATTTATAGACTTCTTTTCTACGAGCTTACTATAATTTCTTTGACAATATGCAATTAAATATCTTTTTGCAATAGTACCAAAGTAAGAATAGGCTTTTCCTTTAGAAGTATCATATAAGTGTAACTTTTGAAGTAGAAAAGATATTACTTCATACTTTAGATCTTCCAAATTCTCAACCTCAGTGTGATAAAATTTGAAAGTGTGGATTATATTCTCCGCAAGTTTATATAAAGCATTGTGGATCTCAGCATTATATATTTTGTTTCTTTCATCTTGACTACTACTTTCTCTGTATCTGATAATTGCAGCCTGTGTCTCTAATGTAAAGTAATCTATTTTTGACTTTGGTTTTCTCTTCCTCGGTTTTCCTTTCTTTGTCAGTAGTACTTCTTCTGTCATACTTATAGTTTACTGGTATATTGTTTGATGCTCTCTTGCATAGTCTTGATGTCTTCAAACATTGTCTTAAGCTCTTGATCAGCTGATACCCACATAGTCGCATCTATCTTTGCAGCTGTCTTGTCTATGTTATCGGCTAAAGATAAAACATTTCTCACGAATTCATCTTCTTTTTTAAGCATCTTTTCTAGCTTAACGTTCTTACTATACAAATTCCAGATCACATATCCGATGATTGTGAGCGGCCAAATTGCTATTGAAATTACTTCTATCATATTATGCTTTGTTTACGTCATTTTCTACCCTGGATGCCATCAGATCAGCTTGGTGTAGTATGTAAGGAAGATGTCCTTTGATCTGTGATTCTGGAGTATGTGTCATTAGATAAGATTCATTACCTGGTTCATATAATCCGTCATGTATTTTTACGGCAATATATTCATTTTCAGTGACTTGTATCCCAGCTTGTTGAAGATAAAAAAGACTACGATCTGCAACTCTCATATGGGTCATAACTGGATTGTATGTAAAGTACTTTCCTTGATTTTTTTGATGCCATTCTGAAGTCTGTGGAATATAGAAAGGATGTTCATTAGTTCCTAGTTTTCCAAGATCGTGATTAATAGCAGAGAATACTAATTCTTCAGTCGTATGGGTTTTGATCTGACCAAATTTATCCCAAACTTTATCCATAACTAATGCCGCTTCAGTTACACGAATTACATGATCTACATATCCACCGATAAAACAATTATGATGATCTATTTTTGTTGATGCTGGAGATGTAAGAAGCGTGACTTCTATATCTTGATAGAATTTGATGAGCTTTTTTGTTCTTGCGTTATCTGGAAGATATTTCTTCATCAGATCATAGAACTTTGCAACATTGTCTATTAGTTGTTGTTCTGTTAATTGTTTCATCATATACTTTTTATCTTTTTTATAATATCTTGCTGGGAAAAGAATGCTACTGTTCTTACTTTTTGATCTAAAATATTCTCTTTCCCTAATTCATTATAATCAAAACTCGTGAAATAAACATAATCCAAGTTCTGAGTAAGATCTTTTATTATAGCTATAGGATAGTGAGTCTTACTAGTAATTTTTTCAAGCTGGTCACACATTCCGGGATCTTTATCACATGGAACTTCTACAAATTTTATATAATTTGCTAACAAAAGATCCTTAAGAGCTTGACAAGATTTACATCCAGTAAGTGTAGCTAATACGATTTTATATTTCATGATCTGGGTCAATTTTATCTAGGATCTCGGACCACATAGCTCTTTCTTCATCAGTCATATTTTGATATTCTGTCTCCAGATATAGATATAAAATATCAAGTTCTAAGTCTGTAAGATCTTTCCTCTCCTTATAATCCTCTATATTATTAGTCATTCTTTATTATTATATTATATATTACTATATTATTCTATTATACTTATATATTCTATTCTCTCTCTCTCCTCCCCCCTCCCCAGAACTAATATAAACAAATTTCCGAAATAAAAAAACTTTTTATCACTTTTTTTTAAAATTTTTTTTTGATCACTGTTTTTATTATATTCTTTTAATATGGATAATTCTAATTTAGTTCAAAGTTTATTGGAGATCTACTTAGGTAAAGGCAAAAAACTAGCAAAAGGTGATTATGCTTATTACTGTCCAGTTTGTAAACATAAGAATCAGAAACTCATGGTGAATGTGATCTCTGGCACTTATAACTGTTTTACATGTCATCCTAAAACCTCAGGAAAGACACCAGTATCTTTGCTTAAAAAGATAGGAGCTCCATCAGAAGCTATACTCGAAATGAAAGGGTATTTTGCGAATGATACCACGAAGATAGAAGTCGAAAAAGACGTAAAGACGATAATTATACCAGAGGAGTTTATCAGTCTTAGTGATGTTTCTGATAAGAGTTTAGATAAAAGAAGGGCTTTGATTTACCTAAAAAAGAGAATGGTTACAGACGTAGATATCCAAAAATATAATATAGGGTACTGTAAGACTGGAAGATATAGAAATAAAGTAGTAGTACCATCATATGATTCAAATGGCAGACTCAATTACTTTGTTGCAAGATCATATGAGACTGATCCTAAACAGAAAATAGATTCCCCGTCTTGTAATAAATCCGAGATGATAGGTTTCGAATACTACATAAATTGGAATGTCCCAGTGATACTCTGCGAAGGAGTATTCGATGCTATAGCGATAAAAAGAAACGCGATACCTTTGTTTGGAAAGACTATACCCAAAGCCTTGATGATAAAGCTTTTACAACCTCAGGTCAAGACAGTATATCTTGCGCTTGATGAAGATGCGCTAATGGAATCGATAGATCACGCTCAAAGATTGATAGATCTCGGTAAAGAAGTCTATCTTATACAACTTCACGGAAAAGACCCATCGGATATAGGATTTGATGGGATGATACAATACTTACATAATGCTCAACCTATGACAGCTTCAAGTCTATTGATGCTAAAAATGCAAATGTCACTATGCTAAAACCAATAAAGATAGAATCAAGTATAAAGGAGATCAAGAAAATTTATCATTTGAGTGACATACATTTGAGAAATTTTAAAAGACATGATGAGTATAAGAGAGTATTTGAT